AGGGGGAGATGGTCGTGCGTCTGCGGGTCGAAGAATATCCTGTCGAAAAAATGGCATACTCACGCGGAGAGCGAAAAACATCAGCACTGGGTCAGGACGGGGCGGGGACGGAGCGTTCGAGAGATTTCAATCTGGTATATTTGTGTAGGTTTTGGTATTCTTGATGATCTTCGGGGTATAATCGGGGCGATGATCCGCATCGCGGGATATGCCGTCATCGGGACGGCGGGGGTTATTAGTTTCGCGAGGTTCTGACCCATTGTGTGGCACGGTTTTAGTATATCGGGGTAAAAACATTTCAATTTTTTCCGCCGTGATGACTTCACATGGCGGTCACCTGCCACTCTGGGCGGATAAATAGATACGCCGAACGGATAAATAGATACTCCGCCCATGTGGAGTCATCACGCCAGAAAAAATTGAAATGTATTTTTTAGAAGTGGCGGGGTGCAGTGCCTCAGAACATACGATATGGAAACCGCGAACATTATTACCATCAATACCGAAGACAAGAACCTCGCCGAAGTCATCAAGAAGATCGTCGCCGAGGCGGGTCTCACGATCGCCGACCTATTCGACGACGACGAAGTCCGTGACCACATCCACGAATCAGGAATACCGCTCGAAGAAATCTACGATGAAGACGAAATCCTCGATCAAAACTGCGTGACGGACAAGATTCAAGAACTCGAAGACCAGATCAGCGACCTCGAGGAGAAGAACGACGAACTGGACACGAAGAACGCCAAATTGAAGAAGAAGAACGCCAAACTGGCGGAGGAGGTTCTCACCGAAGAACAAAAGGAAGATATGCAAGGACAGGCATACAAAGACGGATGGAAGGACGGGTGGGCAGGTGTGGATGTATACGACGGTCGGTACGGAACAAGGGAGGAGAGGATTGAAGAACTGGAGCGACAACTCGCCCAACTGCGGAATCAGACGGACGAATAAACTGCAGAAAAAGGTAAGCGGAGCGGGGCAGGGTAAGTCCCCTTTTTTTTAGCGGAGAAGAAGCAGGAGAAGGACGACTTTTTGCGATATTCTATAATAAAAAAACCTCCTTACACTTACATCTTACATCCTACCCATGTGGAGTCATCACGCCCGAAAAAATTGAAATCATTTTTGCCGATATACTAATACACAGCGACAAGCAAACCACACATACCGAATAGAATGGCAACTCAGACGACTACTACCTTCACCAAGACCGAAGCGGAAACCTACTTTACCGAATGTGCCGATAGAATGATGGCGGAGGGACTTACTCTCGCACAGGCACTCGCCCTATACAACGAAAAATACCCCAATGTACCCACCTACCTCTCGGCGGGAGAAGAAGACGAACACGTGGACTGCATCAGATGCCACGACTGCGGAAAGAACAGAGACGGCGAATTATGGATCAGCGTCCCCTGCGAGTGCGGTGAAACGGTGACCTACCGCGTGAGAACAGACGAATCGGGCGAGGAAACATACACGGTCTACAATATGCACTAAAAGGTAAGCGACAGCGGGACAGCGGGTAAGTCCCTTTTTTTTTACGCTTCGCGATATACTAAAACAACGGGCGGAGCAAAAGCAGGAGAAGGACAACTTTTCGCACAACCCTATAATAAACAGTCCTTACACCTTACATCTTACATGTAAGGTGTAAGTGTAAGGACTACTCTCCATAGAATATTATATATACATTTATCTACATTATCTCCGTAGTTATAGAATATTAATAGAATACAATAGAACAAAACCGAGTACCCGTTGACCCTTTTTTTTATAGGTTATATATAAATGAAGACCGAGAGTTTAGACTACGATACAGACGTTGAAAATCTCTTAAAAGAGAACGCCGAAGAGTGCGAATCATTGTCTCTGTTGCACCGCTCAGCGTTCGAGAAGTATAACCGCCTGTCTAACGTCATCAATGTACCTGTGATCATCCTGTCGTCTGCCATAGGGTTCGCTACTGGAATTGAAATAGGATATGATAAGATTAACATCGTTCTCGGTGTTGCTTCTATTTTTGTAGGGATTATAAAATCAATAGACTCCTATTTTGCCCTACCCAAAAGAGCAGAAGGTCATAGGTTATGTTCCTTACAGTATGCCCAGATTAATAAACGAATAGCGGTAGAATTGTCTCTGAAAAGGGAACAGAGACAGAACCCGAAGGACATGCTGGGTCTTATAAAAACAGATATGAAAAACCTTGCAGACATAGCACCGCTCATAGATTATGATATTATAGAGGCATTCAAAGCAAAGTATAGTGATACATCAGGACACTTCGCTACTAATACCGCCAACATCTGTAATGGTCTGACGCAGGTCAGGGTAAATAGGACGGAGGTCGTAGAAAAACAACCTGAAAATGCTGTGGTAAATATTCCACCCCCAACCGAAATAAACACGCAAGGGTCGGGGGCGGATATACTAAAACAACCCGTAGAAATAGTGAATATACCTCTGGATGACCCCCCCAACCCCGAAGGATTGATGTAAGATGTAAGATGTAAGTGTAAGGACGCTTTTTTTTTATAGAATATCGCGAAAAGTGCTACTTCTCCTGCTTTTGCTCCGCACCCGAAAAAAAAGGGGCGACCCCTGCCCCACCGCTTTTCGCGGATTTACTCCTCTGCGGGTGCTTTTCCGCCGAGTGCTTCGATCATCGCCTTCATCTTCTGGTATGTGCGGTCTTTTGCTTCGCATCTCTTGCGGAGTACCTGATTGACCTCCTTGATCCTCTTGATTTCTTGGGCGTAGGTGGCGACGGGGTCTTCTCCTTCGAGGGCGTCGATTCGTTCCTGCAGTTTGCGGTTAGTATTGGTTTTGCCTTCGGATTCCTTGCGGAGTTCGGCGTTGATTTTGCGGAGTCGGGCGATTTCGTCGACCCCTGCGGGGACGGCGTAGTAACCCTTCACTTCTTCTTCTTTTTTCTTTTCTTTTTCTGCTTTTTTGGATTGTTTTTGGATCGTGGGGTGTCCTTCGGCGAGTTGTGCCATTCTCGCGGACAGCATCCTCTCGGTTTCCTCCATCATCTGGCGACGCATTTCGGCGAGTCTCTCTTCGAATGTTTCCTCCATCTGGCGACGCTCCGATTCCATATTCTCCGCGACCTGTTCGTCCAGTTTGCGGAGTTCTTCGCCCATTCCTTCGAATAGTTCGGTTTTGAGGTCTTCTTGGCAGTAGACGCGGACGATCTCCTTGACTTCTTCGCGGGACATCGCGGATTCGTTGGAGAAGGTGGTCTGGGTCTCGGCGTCGTCGTGGTCTTCACCGCTGGGTTCGCTCTTCACGCTCACGCTCTCTTCGGATTCGGATTCGGATTCGGGAGCGGGGGAGGGTGGGCGTTCGACGACTTCTTCGACGGTTTTGAGTTTCATCGCGGGTCTCTTGATAGTTCTGCGGGTAGTGATAGTCTGTTCGGCGTTCATTTCGTTCGTAGTCTGGTAGTTGTGTGGCACTGCATCCCACCACTTCTGGAAAAACCATTTCAATTTTTTCTGGCGTGATGACTCCACATCGTGGTCACCTGCCACTCGCCCACCATGTGAAGTCATCACGGGGAAAAAAATTGAAATGTATTTTCACGATATACTAAAACACAGCGTCAGCAGAAAACAAGGATGAACCCCCGTCAGATGAAACAATACAAACACGAACAGGCGAAGAAGAGAGAACGAGAGGCGTTCGAGAGGGAGCAGGAGAGAATGAAGGAGGAGGAGAGACGTGCAGAAGTGGAGAGAATGTCGAAGGGAGAATACAAGGGCAGATGGAGCGTATCCCGACTCGACCAAATGCCGATCGGGTCGAAGGGAGACTGCTACGAACGGATGATCGAGACGTATAAGAAACTCGGCAGACTGGGAGCAAAAATGATGCTCGGAGAAACGCGGAGCATGGCGGGTGAATGGCGGAACTTCGACTGCGGTCGCGGGATGCCACTGTGGCACTGCTGGGTGGAGTACCGCGACATGGTGTATGACACGTCACAAGGACAGAATATCCTGATGCCGACGGAGATGTATTACAAGGCGTACCGTGTCCAGACTGCAATGGAATACCCCACCGACTCATCGATCCCCAAGGCGACGGAGGAGGGTCTAAGTTGGGGCATCCGCATCCCCAGTCCACGCGAACTCGAGTTCGTCCGCAACATCATCCGAAAACAGTGGAGTCTCGGACGCAGGGAGTTCCCCGACGATGTCTCGGCGATCCTGCGAAACTAAAAAGGTAAGTCACGGGGCAGGGTAAGTCCCCTTTTTTTTCGTAATACAACATAAAATATAATGTTGTAATAATATATAACGGGTTTAGGAATAATATGGATTATCGTGAGTTTAAGAGAAAAGTGGAGGAGTTTAAGACCCTATTCGGCGAGGCGAAGTCGGGTCATATTGAGATGGTTATTCTTGATCTGATTAACGAGTTCTCTCCGAACTTTATGGAATATAAGGCGAAGGAGATGATTGAAGAATGCGACTTCGACCACGACACCGTCGTCAGGTCGCACTTTAAGAGACTGCTGTGGAATGAGATTGTAGAAGAGTCACGCCGAGAGGTGACCGTCTTTAAAACCGATGAGGAGATTATCGCGGAACTGAATAAGTCAGTATTTACGGAGAAGCATCCCGAGTTTGTCCCGATGCCGAGGAATACGGAGGCGGAGTACGAGGCACAGTATCACCGCAACTCACCCACCTCACAACTACATCAACCGTGCCACCCACACCCTCACGACAGTTAGTCGCTGTCGGATGCAGGGTCGCTGTCGCTGTCGCCACTGTCGCTGTCGCCCATACTATTTATCAACCACATATTTCTCTCACACATGGCGATCATCGGGTAGTTGCGAAAACAACAACACCAGCGAGTTTTGAGTTTTTTGATATATTTGATTTGCTTATCATCAATTCCAATATATTCTTTACAGAGGTAGTTCGTGCCTTTCATTGCTCCTGCTGAGGGGAAGAAGACGAGAATGTGCGACTCGTTGAGAATGCGTCGGGTGTCCTTGCCGTTTGTCGCTAAATGATTGGTGAAGATTGCTGTGGTCTTGAAGTGGCGACCGATCTCTAAAATCTGGTTGGCGATTTTGAGAACCTCCTCGCGGACTTTCTTATCTCCGATGACGTCTATATCGTCGAAGACGACTGCACACTCGGCGAAGTCCTCTGCGGTGAGAGGGTCAGAGAGTAGTTCCTTGCCGATTTTAATTCTCTTGACACCGCTTATCTTATCCAGCACCTCGTCCTCGGTTAGTGCCGAGAAGATGTAGATGGGGCGATCTGGGAACTTCTTTCGGTACTCGGCGAGGTAGTTAGAGGTGAAGGTGGATTTACCCGACCCACTTGGACCACATATATAGAGGATTTCTCTTTCTTTTTTAGTGTTAGGGACAAGTTTAAACTTACTGCCTACTGGGAGGTCTATCTCCTTGAACTTGCGTCCTCCCTTAATGTCTCCACGCTCTTCTTCTGTTGCAACATATACAGTCTTGCCTTTTAATGCTCCGCCGTCTACTATGGCGAGAGGACGACCGACCTTATCGAAGTTTAACACGCTCATATCGTTTATATACTACACGGAAAAAAGTTTAGGTTTTTTTCGTGTAATAATGCGGAAGTTAGTAGTTGGTTATGAATATCTCCTTTACGGTTCGGAGACCTTTGTTGCCTAACTTGGGGTCGGCATACTGTGTGTTTATGGTGCGGATTTTATAACCCTTGAATGCCTTTTTAACAGTGGGGTCGTTATTATAAGACACCATCCATTTACCTTTCACACCTTTTAATGTGTTGGCGATTTGGTCTGGTTTAACATAATCGGGGTAATACTTCTCCATCTTCTCCCCGAAGTATGGCGGGTCGAGGTAGAAGAAGGCATCGGGGTTATTCTTGTATCGGTTGATGACTGTGCTGTAATCCTCGTTAGTTATGGTGACATCTTTGAGTGCCTCGTTATGTTTAGTATAATCTGTTTTAATCGTCATTTGGCGATCGACCCCTGGGGAGGGGTTTTGATACGACCTTGCCTGACCGAAAAATGAGTTTTTAATGAATGAGATGTCTTCTTGTGCAGTGCGTTTCTTGCCCTTCTTTTTCAACCTCTCGAACTGTTCGCGTGTGAGAGAAGCACGGTTTATTGTGTCGTTGAACTTTGGATTGTCTCGCAGTGCTTTCATTATTTTATACACCATGGGGTCTTTATCATTGATGACGTATTTCACGCCCTCACGCTTCGGGATACGAAAAAAGACATTACCCGCTCCTACGAATGGTTCTACAAAAACCTTGTAGTCTTTGGGGAACATCTTGATTAATCTCTCGGCGAGTTTAGACTTGCCACCCATACGAGGGAACGGCGACCGTAGACCACCCGAGAAGCGTACATCGGGGGGCAAGATGGATTTGTGGCGATCTAACCACGCAACGGTCTCTTGTTGTATTTGCTTGTCGAGGTCGGCGATAATAGCGTCTATTGTTGCTTCGCTGTCTATCTTTTTACCTACCTTATGTCCTATGTCCGAGAGATTTGCACGGAGAGCGTTGATAATAGACGGGTCATCGCTGTAATGTTCCAGTAGTAGTTTGATTGCTTTGAGGTTGGAACTGATGGAGTATTTATAACCTGTATCTGAATTGAATAGGGTGCTTAACTCTACTAACTTCTCCTTCTTATCTTGTAGTTTGTAGATTGAATACATTCGTTTTAGGGACTTGTAGTAGTTGCCGTCATTGTAATACATGTGAAAATCGCCCCTTATCTTCTCTATGAGAAGCGGGATCGGTGGCATCGGAGAGAATGAATAGATGGACGAGAGTTCGGTGAATAGATTGCGGTCACGAATGAATATAACATAATCCACTTTTACGAAGTCTATTGTCCCACCTGCGGGGACTGCTTTTTCTAAATCCTGCTCGGATATGGTAGAAGTTTCAAACCACTTTTGTTTAGACCCGTCGACATTCTGCAGTTTAAACTCTATGAAATACATGTCGCCGAGAGCGTCGCAGTTCTCAAAAATGGTGTCCATATGGTTATAAATACCTGCGAGGTCATCTACCTTTGTGTGTTTAATCGCGGAGAAGAGGTCGATGTCGCTTGGGTACTTCTGTGCCTGTTGTGATCCAGTCCCGAGCAATTGGATTGGCGTTGCCTCGTCCCATTGCACGGCGTCGACGAAGGGCAGGACGTCTTGCTCTATTTGTCGCTGTTGAGTAATATCCATATTTATATATGTCGAGAGAATAATTATTTGGTATGATATGTAACCTTCTTCATCTTACCCGTATTAACCTTGTGATTTTCAGTTCTAACACGGAAGGGGTTAGGGTCTTCATCCATATCAGCAGGTTTCTCCAACTCCTCATAATGTGCGAGACCTTCGTCGCCGACGACGCGTGGTTGGAACTCGTCGTGGTCTTCGACACGATGGACGAACATCGGGTCTTTGCGGTATGGTCGTGAGATGACGTCGGGTGCGATTGCTCGGGAGAGGCGTTGTTTGAGACCGCCCTCGTATTGTGTGTCCTCGTCTCCGTCGTGACCGTATCCGTGAATGGGTTGCTGAATAACGGCGGGTTTGTAGAGAGACACGTCGTGGTGATCTTGGCGACGCAGGAGTTCGATGTCGTGGTCTGCGAGTTGGTCGCCACCTTTGAGACGATTTAGACCGCTGGATAGTTCCCAGTCGGGGATAAACATCGTAGTCATACGATGGACTGCACCCTGCCTGAACCCTCTGTCGTCGAAGTAGTTGTCGAAGGGTTCGCGATGCCTTGATGCGGTGGAACGATGTGGATCTGCTTGAAACTCACCTCCCGACATACCGAACCCGAAGAAGTCTTTTGCCTTGTCTCCGAAGGTGCGTTGGAGACCCGAGGGGACGTATTGAGACAAGGAGTCGGGGACGACTTTATTCACGGCACGGCGGACATCGGACATGGTGGGCATATTTGCCTTGATGGTATTAAACCACCCAGAGGCGGAGTCTGCGACAGAACCCGCGAAGTCTTTGAGAGTATCCATAATGCCACTGCCCTCCAGATCGCCCACTTCTGCGTCATCAGGGAGACCGTGACGCATCATTGCAGTTCCGATGATGTCTTCGGGGACACCGCATCCACGCAAGAACACTTTGGCGTTACTCTTTTTACCCATACCCCACAACGCTCGTTCGCTGGTTGCTGGGAGATTTTCTTGCTGAGAGAACCGTATGCGTGCATCTCTCATCGCACGAATAACCCGCCTGATTGCGTCTTTTTTCTCTGCTTCGGTTGTATACATTCCCTCGTATTGGGGTCTTTGTCTTTGGTCGAGAGCGTCATACACCGCTTGGACATCAGCATCATTTTTGGCATTCACGACACGCTGTTCTTGGTTTTCTACCGACTTTACGATGTTGATAATTGTGTCAGTGACGTTATACAGTGGTGTTCCTCCTTGAACCCCCAACAGTTGTTGGACGGTGTCATTTGTATCGAATGGTGGATTAGCGAATTGTGCGACCGTGCGTGGGTCTTGTGCGGGGGCGGGTTGAGGAGCAGGTGGTGCGGGTTGAGGAGCAGGTTGTCCTCCCTGACGACGCTCGGTTGCGATTTCTACTCGTGCTGATTCTATATCCACGACCCGAGGGACAGGGAACTTGAATGTGCCATCGCCGTTGTCGTTCCATGCGAGTAATGCCCGCCTTAATCCTGTCCCATTTGTGGGTTGGTAATCGGAGCGACGGAGAGAATTGCCGTCTTGCTCGAAAGCGAGAAGCATCTGCTTCGTGGAGTCTACGGTCGCCATCTGCGGTTGCTGACCCTGCTGTGGTGCGGGGACGGGTTGATTTGGACCAGCAGGCGGGTAGGTTGGCGGTGCTGGGGGTTGGAGGTCTGGTTGTTGTTCTGGGAGGATTGATTGACCTGCTGGTAAGGCGGGGACACTCGGCATAACTGCCTGACCCCGAGTTTGGATTATTTGGTCTACATCATTCTTCTCGGCATACGAATCCACGTCAGTCGCGGAGATCGGGCGGAGTGCCTGAATATTGATATTCTCTGCCATCGCCATCAGTAGAGAGAACTGTTGGATACACTGCTCTCTATAAATAGTGCGTGACCTCTCGTCCGATTCAGTCACCCTTGCTTGTCCCTGTCTCACAGGCAGAGTAGCATAAAAGGAGGGGTATTCATTTGCGGTGGCGACGAGGTTCTGAGCGAGAGGGGTGAGAAACGAAGTGTAGGCAGAGTCGCGGACACGATCGTTAGAAAAGATGTCCTGCATATAAGTCTTGATGAATGCCATCATTTCATTAAAGGTAGATGTCACCTCTGCTTTACCGAATATGGTATTGAGATAAGGTGCGACACCCTGTCTGCCTCTCAACTCGCTCAACCCGAATCTAATCTGACGCTGATTTTCAGTACCGATGACGAGTTCTACTGCTTGAACTGCCTCCGTCTTCGCTTGGAGGAGACCCTGTAATTTGAGGGTATATACTTGTAGTTTGAATGCTGACCCGATGTCCTTGGCGGATTCGGGTGCGTTGGTGTCTGCATAACGAGCGACCTGACGCTTCTCGTTCTCGAAGACCCGTGCTTGTTGATTGCGGTTGTAGTTCCTGACATCATTCATCTCTCGATGACGCACCATGTCAGGCACTCTTTTCTCTTTCATCCCGAGAAGTTTTTTGAGTTTATCGCTTTGTTTCGACGGCATTTTATGAATTATATAGAGATAATAATTCTATATAATTCGCTAAATAACAACGACGATAAATGCTCGTTGTCGTTTATTTCTTGTAAGACGCACCTGCCCGTTTCAGAGCGTCCTTGTAGGAGCATCCGTGCGATTTAGCGTATGCCTTTACGTGGGCGATCCAACCACCAGCAGGAGCGGAGCGAGGGCGTTTTCCACCGACCTCACGGTTCAGATCGCCGAATCCAGACAGAGAGCAACCCTTCATTTGAGGTTTGAGTTTGAGGTTATGTTCGCCGAACCCCTGCATCGGTCGCTGTCCGCCGACCCCGCCGTTTGCTTTACCTGCGGTGTCTCCCATATCGCCGTATGAGAACTGACCCGCAGTGCTGGAGTTGTCGTAGTCGGTTCTGCCACAACCACTCATCGCACCGCCCGATTCACCGAGACCGAGCAAGGGCAAGAATGGGAGTGCCTTGCTCGCCACGTCGAGAGTTCCAGTAAATCCCTTCTTGAATCCGTCGGCGAAGTCGCTCCAGAAGTCACCGCCCGAGAGACCGAGACCTTTGAGTAAAGCACCGCCAGACATACCTTTACCGCGGAGTTGTCTACCGAGTTCTTGGTGGAGTTTAGCATCGGCAAGTGCCTTCAAAAAGAGCATCTTCTTCTCTGCCTTGGGGACGGTACTGGGGTGGCGACCGCCGAGGAACATGGTGGCGAGAGGTTCGCTGATGCCTTCTTCTTGTGCAGAGTAGTCAGCACCGCCAGACATACCGAGACCCATTGCGGTTGCGATCTGACCGAGGTCACCGCCAGAATAACCGTTTCCCTCCATACCGAGAAGTTCGGGCATATCATACTGACCCGCACCTCCGCCGTGAATAATCTGGAGTTTGCCCTCACCGCTAAAAATGTCGCCCATAGCATCTGCCATTGCCATATTCTGGTCGTGGTTTAATGCTCCGCCAGATAATCCACTACCCTTCTTACCGAACTTGTCGTAAATCTTCATACCTGTTTCTACATGAGGGGCAATCGCCCCGATGGTGTCGCCGACAGATTTGAGACCCGAGAGAAAATCGTCGAAGAACCCTTTACCGACGAGACCCTTACTCCTCTTCAAGGCACGGACGAGAGCGATAAAACGCCGTGCTTCTTTTGAACCCTTTCTTACATTTTTACCGAGACCAAGCAAGGGCAAGAATGGAGCGACGGTCTGTGCGACGTTGCCGAGGTCGCTAAAAAAGTCTCCGCCCTTAAAAGAGACATCATCGGGGTCACCATTGCGACCCAGACCGAGCAAGGGCAAGAAGGGTGCGACAGACTGTGCGATATTGCCGAGATCGCCGAAGAAGTCACCTCCCGACATACCCAACCCAAGCAAGGGCAAGAAGGGTGCGACGGTCTGCAGGGCATTACCGATGTCGCCGAAGAAGTCACCGCCCGACATACCGTTTCCAATAAAACCGTCCCTTGCCTGTTCTGCCTGAATCTGATGCCACGAGGGAGAATAATTAGAACCCTTCATCCGTAGATCAGAACCGACTACATTCAAACCTGGGGGTGAGGGGTATGCGAGACCGATGCGACCCTTCTTCTTGCCAGTTCCAGCAAGGACGCGAGGTGCGTTGGGGACGACGGTCTTCGCCATCTTAATAGCAGGAACATAAGGCGAACCAGCGGGGTTGAGAATATCAGCGAGTTCAGCACCGCGTTCGCTCCCGCCGTGCATAGAACCTCCCGACATGCCGTATCCATAAGGGCGATACGGTTGATAAGGTTGATAAGGCATATAAGGCATACCCTGCGGGGTGTCGTCCTTCTTATCCTTCTTGCCTGTGATGAGACCGTGGATTTTAGAACCAGTTTCAACTATCTTGCCGATTTTCTCTGCCTTGTCGCCGATCCATTTGAGAGCATCGTCGAAGTCTTCTTTAAGACCCTCACCCTCCATAGTGGCGACACCCTTGCCATAAACATTAAAGTCCATATCTTTAAAGTCGGTCTTAACCTTGCGTCCCTTGCGTCTACCACCGTGTAAAGCGTCGTCCTCGTGTGCCTCGTACTTGTCGTTGGCAATGTTGGCATAGTCCAACGCCCGTTGGCGACTTGCGAGGTTACGATTGTAATCGTTGTCGTAAGTAGTCATTTAATACAGTTATACACTAACTCTATAAAATAATATTATCGGATATTGCTAAAATCGCGTTACATCAGGTGCTTCTTCATTCTTGCACCTCCCGACGTTCCGCCTCCCGACTGACCACCGCCAGACTGACCACCGCCAGAGTAACCACCGCCAGACTGACCGCCACCAGAGTAACCACCGCCAGAAGTTCCAGCACCCAAGTCAGGGAGACCCACGAGGGACTTGTAACCGTCCTCCATAGCACCGCCGACAAGTCGCTTAACATCAGAGGATTTGTAACCAGGCATAGATGACGCAGAAAGCACGTCACTTCGCGACAGAATCGCCGTGTAAGTCTGGGATGTGCCACGCTCGAGAACGAAGACACCTGTGTTCATAGTAATCAGCACCAACTCGGTATTGTCGGCATAAGCGGTGGTGTCGTAGTTCTCAATTTCAACGCTGAACTGCAACTGGAACTGACCGATCGACCCAGGGGCAAAGACGTCGTCGAGTTCGATGTGCTTACCCATAGACAGAGCAAGAACCGAACCACATGTGGGGATTTCATTCACACCACCAGCAGTACCCGTGGAGACAACGGCAGAACCGCTAAACTCCGCCCAAGTCTGGTTAGACCCAGACTCCACAGACATTCTCCACAGATCCCAACGAGTGGCAGAGGTGAGGAGACCTGCCTTGTTGTTGAAGTTGACACGGAGACGCTTGATGGGGAAAAAGCAGTCAGCGTCGAAGTTGGTTTGATTGGCAAGGCGTTTGCGGACGAAGATGAGAATCTTGTCGGGGATTTGATTTAGGGAAATAGAGTTGCTTTCAATCGTCGGGAAAGCACCAGGGGTCACAGAAGAAGGGTATGCTCCGTCCTGATTGACGGTCGCTGCAGGAATCGTCCCACTGACGTTGGTGATGTAGCGGGGATACTCGGCATACGGCACGACGTTACGGGCAGGGACAAGGTCGGAGGGTTGGCGAGTGTAATACTGAATAAGAAGGCGAGTATCGAGAAAAGCGTTGCCATTGCTGACCCCTCCTGGGAATCCTAACTCGACAGTAAAGGGTTGTGCGGGGTCGACATTAGAACCAGTACCCTTCGCACAGCGGAACAACCTGTTCGTAGAACCGATGTTGAACACCAGATTTAAAACCTGGATTCCGTAGAAACCTTGGTTGTTGCTCTGGGGGTCGCACCAGATTAGGGGTGACAACATAAGGGGTTCGGTCACCTCAACAACGATGTCGACAGTCGCGACAACGCCACCCGAGGCGTCGATGTTGCCAGTAACAGACTCCAACTTGAAAGCACCGCGGGGTTGGTAAGACGGATCGTTGCCGACATTATTCCAAGCACCGTTGGGGTTGTTATTTGCGTTGAGTGCCTGCTGGTAGTTCCAATACTGGTCGTAGGCGACAGGGGTAGAGGTGTTGTAGCGGTAGGTCTCACGGACATCACCGAACCTCTGGAGGGCAAACATCACGTCACGCTGGTTCTGGGTGACGGTGTTGTTGTTGATGGTCATCTGAATAGTGTTGCAGAGAGACTGGAACGGAAATGGTCCAAGGGCGGAGTTCTGACCGATGTCGAGGAGTGGTCCAAGGGCGAGGCGAGTACCCGTGACACGGAAGCAGATCTTGGACTGGATCATCATACGACGGGACAACACCGTCGCCTCACTCGGCGTTTGAATGTTGAATGTGATACTGCTGTTGCTCTTGGAAATAGCGTTATTCACGGAGGGGGTGATGTTCTGAGCACCCTTGACGACGGCATACTTCACAGAGTCGGTGGTGGCGAGAACATCGTCTAACACCTTAACCTTGCTAAAATCGGAGGATGACATATTAGAATCGTTTATAATATATCATAACAAAAAAAACTCCGCCTAAACTGTTTAACTCATCACCGAAAATGGAACGATGTTGTTGTATGCCTTTTTTCTAAACATAACCTTTAAAGATGCTTGGCAACCGTTCTGGATATAAAAGTCGTGGACTTGCCCGAAGATGTCCTTCCAGACAACGGAGATCTGGATGGAGGTGAGAGGGGCGTTGGACTGCAGGTCGAGCAATCGGTATTCGGCGGTGGGTTCGTAAATAACATTCGGGAGGTATTCAGACCCCGTCGTGAGATTAACGACTAAATCTGTAACCGTATTAATTATGTTATTATTGTCTTGATTAGAGACTCCAGAGTTTCCGCTAAACAGGGCGGGGACGCCGAGCAACGAGGGTAGGACTGGGAGAAGCGATGTAGTAAAGATTAGGGATTCTATGGGACACATAATCGGACCAGTGCTATAAGATTGAACCATCTTGAAGGCGTCGAACTTGGGGTTAGTAATACCTCCCACCGCCGACCCCTTGCCGACGACATTATCGCCCCGATCGTAGACACGAAGAAGGAACGAGTTGGGGGGTGCGTACTCCTGAAAAGTGAATTCAAAACTGCTAAATAAAACCCGAAGAGGGGCGTTGAACCATAAGTTGGCGGGGGCGGGAGAGGTCGGGGTAGAGTAGGGATTCCAGAATGGGGTCTGATTAAATATGGCGACTTGTGCGTACAGGGTGGCGATGTTTTTATCGGCGTCCCATGTGAGGTAGGGTGCGATGGCGTTGTCGCCCGAGAGACCCGCACTTGCGACGACAACCGCCCATGCGTCCGCCAACGCCTTATTCACCATCTGTATCCACTGATGTAGATCTTGAACCCAGTAGTAATTCGTTGTCGCATCGCTGATGGTGAGAGGTGGATTGGCGGGTGCGGTAAATCCAGAGTAGAGAAGAACCTGCTTGATGTGGGGGATATATATAACAGGTTTAGTAGAGGTGTGTAAAACGGCAGAAGCGTCGAGATAAGAGAGGGTCACCTCATACACAGTTTTATTAGGGAAATCAGGTGTGAAAAAGTTAGACGATGGGTCGTTAGATTGCTGTAAATCAATCTGGGGGATCATAGCGGGTAATGCCCCTGCAGTGTCTAAACTAAACCGAACAATCGACATAAAGTAGTCGTTGGGGTTGTCCAGTATGCTTGAAGAGCGAACCTGAGTAAAAGACAGGCGAGAGGGTGGGAGACCAGTATCATTAAGTGCCTGATTAGCAACTTCCAAATCATAATAGATGTGAGTAGGTTCGGCAGAGGACATTTTTGATTTATACAATATACCAAGAGAATAATACTGTCTAAATATAATACCAGAGCATCAAATCTCTCGACGACGCATTATTACGGCGGTAATAATGTAAAAGAATGGGTAATAATGTAAATAATCCATATTATTTCAGTAATAATTTTAAAATTATTACGAAAAGTAATAATATAATAGGGTTATGTAATAATCTATACCCTATTATATGGTAATAATCTAAATCTATCCTGTAATAATGTGAAAAAACAGGGTTCGCCACGAACCGCCAACGGCGGTGAGTTATTATCTCTCGATATACTATTATAATGCCGAGCAAAATGAGTGAGGACGAAGTATTCGCCAACATACAAAAGGCGAACGCCGAGAGAAGAGAGTATGCCATCACCCACGCCGACGTGATGGAACAGATTTATCAGCATCTATATCCAGTAGGTCGCCCTATCAAACACGCTTTTATAACCTGCCCATGTGGCAAGAAGGATGTAGGCGTGTGGAAAATAAAACAGCACATCTGCTCCAAGCAACATCGCAAGGTATTTCCGATCCCCGAACTATCGCAGTTCGTGAGCGACCACCCTAAACCCGCAATTGATATTCACAGTACCATCTGACTTATAAAACCGAACTACCCTATAATCAGAGTTGTCCTGCAGAAGCATCGCCACGATAAAGTCACCGTTAGAACAATAGTTATTCCATAAATTATTCTTATAACACCACAACCCCTCTCTCCATCTCTCGACAGTATGCTTCCCGCCATACGACCCCGTCACCCTTCGCCACGTGAGACGCGGAGAGAATATCAATGGCAACTCCGACATCAACCTCGTTATATTATCGTAGTTCGTTCTCTCGCCATAATGCGATGAGACATCGTTGTCCGACGGATCGGCACAACCATACTGCGTCAGCAGGACACCATGCTCCCGCTTTACCCGCTCAATCAATTCACTAACTTCGTTCCAACCGACCATTTAATTTATTCCTGTAATAATGTAAAATATCGCTTTATATTATATTAGTATATAATAGTTGGCGGATGCCAAGCATTATACAATGGGTGGAGGGTGGGGATGCAACTGAGGCGGGTCTTATATCGCCATTCGAGCGACGAATGCCCTTGTTCGTTCCCCAATATCCCTAAACATTATATTTTTAAGTTTTTATGTATAGGTTAGTTCCGCAGGTTTTTCTCCTACCTGTATCCACGACTTCGCATCATTCGTTGCGATATATGACTGCGACTGCCGTCCAAAGTATAGTGCGGGAGAAGGTTTTGTCCATGTAGCGTTCTGATAAAGCACCCCATCGCCACCGTGCCAGAATCCATTTGTTCCTGTTGCAGTAAATACTAACGCCCCATGTGATGCTGGATCATATTTATACAACGCGTCTGATGCTCCTACAATTATGTCGTAGACCGCTGGGACTGCCGATGCTTGGGGTTGTATACCGAACGGACAAGTAACACCATTTAGATAAGACGCAATCATCGCTGTCGGATACGGGTCGAGAGGCACAAAGTTAGGATATGATGTGTTAGTCTGTATTATAACAGATACAGGGTTAGAACTCGTATCCATAAATAACACGAGGCACGCACTTTCTATTCCAGCACCGATATTAATCTGATCCATCATTATAGAGTTATACGGTGATGTGACCCCTACTGGAAAACCTGGGGCAGAACAGGTTGTCGCTGATGTCGTGTTCGTATTCGCATTATATAAAATAGGTGTCTGGTCTCCTGCAATAGTATAGACGTCAGTACCTCCACTGAGGGTATTTTGCTTAATAGCACGTGCAGTTTTATAAGGGGGTGTAACTGGTCCAACTATTACCGAACCTGAGGGAGATCCCACCCATCTATTAGACCCCCCTGGAATTGATAAATCTATCACCGCCAACCCGTACATCGGCAATATTTGATAAGTGGCGGGGGACGACGACCACTGAATTATACCCTGACTGAAACTCCCAACGAATGCGATTTTGGTGGCACTTATCGCGTATGAGTCATTTATCTCACCACCAGCAAAAGACCCAGTTACATCCAAAAGTCCGAAACCATTGTTGAGTGTTGCGTCGTGGTCTAACATTTGCCCTGTCACGGAGTTCCAATAAACCATCGACAAAAAGTCTCCTACAGTTGAGGCAGGATTGACATTGATTACCGACGAGAAATTGCCGTATATAATAATCCACGGAGCGAGGGATGTCCCTTGCCCTAACTCTACACCCGACACCCAACTAACACCCCCGAACTGGTCACCGAACCCCTTAACCGCACTTGGATCAGGAACTCCCGATGTAATGGGTAATAACTCAACCTCATTTGTGTCTGCCTTGATGTAAGCAATATTTTTCACGGGAACATTCTGACCATTCGTGTAAGTGAATTGGTCGAACTTACCACATAATAAGTTTCTCTCATTTAATAACCCTGACCCAACCTCAGGAACACACGTTATAATCCTCGTATCGTGAAGGGAATCCGACTCTGAAAAAAACCCTATCGTAGTCCCTGATACTTTTTCTACCAAGTAGACGTATCTCTGCCCACCTGAGTCCTGTGCCTCTCCGACATACTGTCGTGTCCCACCACCCACGAGATTTATAACATCTCCAATAAAATCAATCACATATGACGCACTCCCGCCCGCAACAGGGTTCGGTTCTGCATCCCAACTCGCAGTGGGTTCTTCGGCAACTAAAAGCATCTGGTCAGTATTCGTATTCGGTGGGTCTATCGACGTTGTCGACTTATTGCTTCTATTTATAATCACCGACCCCTGAGAACTTTGTTGCTTCCACTCCATACCCGCGGGCAATAATGGATTAACCGTTAGGACATCTCCCAACCTACCTGAATACGGTAATATAACCCCAGGTTGCCCTAATGGTCCTGTCGCTCCTACCGCTAAATCACCCCTCGCCGAAAATTGAAGCGACATCTGCGATCCCGATACACCGAGAGGAAATAACCCAGTCGTAGTCCCCGACCCAGTTGGTCCTAACGCTCCCTGTGGTCCAGTTGAACCGATTATCCCTTGTGGTCCAGTTGGACCTGGTAGGGATATACCAGTAGGACCAGTTGAACCGATGTCCCCTTGAATACCCTGTGGTCCTGTTGGTCCTCCCGCAGGACCACCTGGTCCAATTGGTCCAGTTGAACCAGTAAATCCTTGTAATCCTGTCGAACCTTGGAGACCCTGTGGTCCTGTTAGACCCTGAATACCTTGTGGTCCAGTTGAACCGATTTGCCCTACTGGTCCAGTCGGTCCGCCTGGCGTACCCTGAGGTCCAATCGCCCCAGTTGGTCCCGTCGTTCCACCGAACACATTACTATCCAAATAACGATCGGCAATTTTGCCTGTTGCAGGATTTATGATATTTGATACAGACATATTTAATATACATGTATAAAATAATTTATGTAGGTTATTGTCGCTAAACTACGGGTTCAGGAGGGCGATTTTATACACTACACCATTGAGGGTGATTACGAGATGTTCCCCCGAAGAACCACCTGCTGTTGCTGATTGCGTCTTATCACCTGTGATTGATAATCCACCTGTGGCGTTTTTAGTTGCGAGTGTTAGAACACCATTTCCAGCAGAAGCACTTGTAGATATAGTCATGTCACCCTGCGAAGTTCTCAAAGCATTCCCATTTAAATCAAAAGGTCGAAAAGTATTAATCTCATTCTGTCCACCATTAAAGTTGAAGATTTCTATCGGTGAAGAACTACTATCTATACAAGTGAGAACCTGTAATGTCCCATCAACATTACCAGCACTAACATTCTCCGTTTTTGCTTGTAGACGCACATATTCTCTTGTTACACCCGAAGCATCGTCCGCCCACATACCAATAGAACCGATTACCTGTTGAACTGCTGACGCTGGAACGGGTCTATCCAATTTGATTGCTGGATATGAAGCAGTAGATGCACCTTCGCTCTGAAATAAGTATGTGGGGGTGGATGCTGTTGAAGTGTTACTTGTAGTCCTAAAAATGTGATTAACACCAGATCCAATAAGAGAACCCGAAGCATTACCCGCAATGGCAGTTTGAAATGCTCCTGCGGGAGTTGCGATTGAAAATCCACCCGCACTTCCAGCGACAACCGAAAATTGTCCTGGGGTAGTTATATCCAGATTACGAGTAGCACCTACTACCTGATGTTCTATAAGTGCGTCGCCTGTAAGGGGGACTTCAAACCTTAATAGGTGAGACGACGCTCCTGCTATATTTGCGGAGGTCAGTAGACAGGTTGTTCCACCCGCGTTAGTAGTTATATTGCCTTGACCTTGATATTCACTTCCGACAGTCGTATTATTAAAACTTACCCCCATTTCCGCTGTGTTCTCTTGTGCTGATACACCGAACACCCCTGTTGTTAGGTTTGACGAGTTGTCGGTGATTGCTTGAATATATGCTTGAGGCACACTCGCTATAATTTCGCAATTTGAATTAATCGTTGATGTAATACTGCTCGATGGTTGAACCAGTGTCTGGACTTGCCTTGATTGAAGGAGTTTATCAACAATTTCGGTTCTTGTTGCCTGTTCTCCAGTAGCAACATTCACAGAGACCGCCGTCCTGCTACAATTATCGTATGTGCTTGTGTTTGAGAGTGTTGGGATAGTTGCATCTTGATTTACATAAGCGAGAGATTGTTTTGTTAGGGTTGCCCTCTCTACTGCTCCCGAAGGACCATTTACATCTTCTATTTCTATATCTGTTTCGGTAATCGTATTACTAACGAGTTGAGTGCCTACGCTCTGGTTGTTTAATATTATTTGAGCGGGAGTTAGAAAAATATTTTCTTGAGAAGTAAGGTCGCTAATCTGTGCTTGATTAGAGAGATAAGTTGCTAATAGACCACCCCCTACCGTAGCACTTGCGTTATAACTCACACCCCCGTTATTTGTAGTTGAGTTTGTCTGGGTCGCAGGGTCTCCAGCAGTCATATTTTGCGAACCAAGATTGAGGGTTGCTGTAAGAGGGTTTTGAAGATTAATAATGGGGTCAGCAGAAGTTCCAGTTATACTGATATTTGTTCCTGCTGATACAGAATTAACAGGGAACGACGGCAGAGCAGACCACTCCGTCTCGCCACCTGTACCCGCAGATAAGAATTGCCCTGCTGTGCCTGTCGCTCCATTCTTATCTGTTAGGGCGACCGCCCCCATGTTGAGCGTTTGTGCGAGAGGCGACTGGAGTGACACTATCGGTTGGGAGACCGTTCCCGATATGTCTATATTCGCTCCTGCATTAACACCTACGACACCTGTCACACCCGAAATGTCTATACCCCATTCTAACCCCGACAGAGTCGCCGAGTTCGCCTTTAATACATACCCATTCGCTCCCACTGGCAGTTCAATCGTGCTTGTTCCATTTCCCGCCAATAACGATCCCTTCGTCGTCGCACCTGTAATCCGCAGGTCTCCACCTGCCCCTCCTATCTCGAGGAACTCTCCTAAAAGCGGTTGTGATACGACCTTTCTCACCTCTAACTGATTTATCTCCACAATGTCGCCATCTCCCGCCCTATTATCGACGGTAAGGACAGCAGGCAGTCCGCTTGGGAACGCTGGATAAGGGTATGGGTTCGGTAAATACCGATCATTAATTTTTTGATTACTCGCAAGTAAATTAGAACAAGACATTTTATCGCTGTATAGTATAACATACGAAAATAAAATGAACCCAGATTACCCTTCAACCGAACCCGAACGGACAGGGTTCTACTCCGACTTATATGGCGGGTTATTGCCTGACCCACAAACCCTCTACACCATGGCACAGAACTCGTATGTCTCACCACAAGAACCGCAGAAAATGAAACCTGTCGGTGGTTATACTGTCGTATTCAAAAACCCCACGCTCACCATCTATCGTGACAATTTCTTCGACGCTTTCGTGGTCGCTCTTCGCGGTACTGCAGACTGGACGGATTTAAAAGCGTGGTTGCCCACTGTAACTAACAGCGTCCTCAACACCGACAGGTGGGAGAGAGATTATGATGCCCTTTCTAACTTTCAACAGCAGTTCCCACCCGATAAATACATCTTCTACGGGGTCGGGCATTCTCTCGGCGGTGAGATTTTAGACCAATTCATTAAGAGAGGTATGATACAAAAAGGTCGCAGTTATAACCCCGCAATCCTACTCGGCGACATCCGTGACTCAGGTTTAGCAAAATTGAATGCTCGTATTTATGCCTCTGCCGACCCTCTCTACAATTTAGAGGGGCGGATGGATCACCCAACCGAAGTGCGACCTTCACCACCATCAGGTATTTTATTTAATCCTATAACCCGAATGAGAGACCAACACAGTTTAAATAATCCTGTATTTCAGGGTGGATCACAACCTCTCGACGAGGCGTTATATGCCCGTGTAAAAGAGGAGGCAGACAAGAAATATAAAAAGCACAGTGCATACAAAAGCGGGTGGGTGGTAAAACGCTATAAGGAACTCGGTGGACGGTACAAGGGCGAACCCGCTGGTTTAAAAAGGTGGTTCGCCGAAAAGTGGCAGGACGTAGGCAGTAAAGAAGGTGATTACCCTCTTTATCGCCCTACTAAAAGGGTCAGTAAAGACACGCCAAAAACAGCGGACGAAGTCGGCGAACTCAGGTTGATTGTGCAGGATAAATTAAAACAGAAAATAAAGGGTCGTAAAAACCTACCACCTTTTTAATCTATCGTAATATATAAATGCCTGTCGTAGTCGCCATCACACGCCATATCTTTTCTTACCCCGTATTTTTCAAGGTGTCAGAGGGACTTGTCGAGAGATTTTCAATCCACAGGTTCAACGCTTACTTACATAATTCACTACAATCTCGTCATAAGTGAGACCAGTTTCTTTCTTCACGCTTTCCATAAAGTTATGGAACTCTTGTAGATCTTGATTATGATTTTTCATTTGATTAATCCTCATTACATCCCACGCCCCGCATGTCGCCACACCCTGCTTCGAACTCTGGTATGCAACTGGGTTATGTATCGCCCTAAACTTACCCTTCGCCTTATTCAGCAATAGCGAGAGAAAAGGTCTGGTCTGACCCAGCATCGCATTATCCTTCGGGTTCTGCCAACGCAGGGGAGCATCTATCTTACTGCCATACGAACAGAAGAACTCTATCGTCCGTCCATACCGCATCAGTGCGACCCAGTGACCCGACCCAGGGGTGTTCTCGTATAACAGGATTACATACGACTTATCGGTAGGTAATAATTGTTCGATGTCGGAGAGACGGGCGAGACCCGAATATCGCATTACCTTCGCGTTCGGGAGATACTGGCGGATGTCGGTGTCGTCCATCGGTTCTTCTATAATCTCTTCTACGACTGGGTTGTCCTTCTTACCCTCCAACACATCCTGCGGTGGGAGAACAGGTTTGCGACCCGATCCCTTCACGGGATATTCCCATTTTTTAACACCTTCGCCCTTTTTAAACTTCTGCACCCATGCCTTATAACTTGGGTGGTCTTCTCCGTAGGTCATTCGCAATGACTCCAGAGCGGGAGGTTCGCCCTCTATCTCTACAAAACTATCTAACCGCGTGAGTTGTTCCGTGATCGCTTTTATGTCGTCCCTCGCGTCTTTCTTCATCCTCGCTTGTTTGTCTGAACTCCAAGGACGGTCAGTATTTGGGTCGATTAAATCACGCGAAGTTCCGTCCACAATCTTCTCTTTGTATTTTATCAACGCCTCCATTTTCTCCCGCTGTCTTTGTAACCATTCTCTACGGGTGAAAAATGTTGTTGCAGGTTTCTTTTCTTCTTCTTTTTCCACAATGACGACAGTTTCGTTTTCTTCCACTAACTTTGCTATTTCGGGCATTTCTCCCAGCGTCCCCATTTCCTCATTATCCGCCACTGGGTCGAACACACGCCGATCTTTAAACGCCAGACCCGCTCTCGGGTTTTCTACTAAATAAGGGTTCGTGTCATATATGTATTGCGTGACATTTATCTCTTCGGGGTCTTCTTCTTCGTCTTCTTCTTCTTCCTCCTCCTCTTCATATTCTTCATCAGCATACGGGTTCTCCGCCTTGCCGAATAAATACTTCACATACTGTGGCACTTTATCTATATTCATACCGTCGTCTATATAGTCACCTTGTTTTTCCATAATTTCAGTCACTAACTGCTTCTTATTCTTGTGCAGAATGCGTTCTATACCCTCCCTCTTCGCGAGTGGTATTATGTCCTTCTCCAGATGCCCCTCCATCATCAACATTTTTATTAATTGTAACGGTTTTATAGTCTGGGGTTCGGTGGTCGCGACCTGCGTCGTCTCTGGCATCTTCGCTTCGTGAGACATAATCTTATCCATAATAACCTTCTTCGTCTTTCCATCTAAACCCTTAACACCCAGAGTCTTACCATAATCTATCAGTTTCACCACCGACATCGCTTCTAACTCCGCCTCGGTCTTTCCGCCACCGCTATACCCGCCACCCCAGAGGATTTTGATTGCGAGAGAGTTGGGTGAGTACATGTCCTTCGCCCAGTCTCCCTTTATCTTCGTCGCCCGTGCGAGGTAGGCGTCGCGGTGCTTCTGTGCTTCGTCTACACCCTCGTCGAGAGAATATTTGATAAAGTCACCATAACCCTTTCTCCCGAACTTCACACCTCTCAACTCTAACTTGTGTTCTCCGTCATCTGCACGACGCAATGTATCCCAGTCCTTATACCCCGCCTTCTTCGCGAACTCTTTCGCCATCGCGAGATACTTGTCGATCGCACCTCCCGAGAGATGAAAAAACGGCGACAAAATGGACGACCACGAACCCTTTTCACGCTCCTCCTTCTCCCTCTGTATTCTCTCCTCTTCTGCCTTCTGCCTCTTCTCCTGTTCTCTCTGTTCGGGAGATTTTAAAAAGTCTTGAATGCCGTCGGCAACTTTTCCGATCCCCTTTTCTATGTGCGGTGCGAATAACTCTGCCAACTTTCTTGCCGTCTCTTTATCCTCCTCCGCACCTGCCCCCCGCAGGTGATAAAAGGGGTTCGGTGCTTTCAGTTTCTTCGCCATCGCGGTTGCTTCGTTCTTCTGGTCTTTTGCCTCGTTCAAAAGCGACTTACCCGTAGTTTCCAGTAGATTAACAATATCACGATGCTCCTTGTAGTAGTCAGGTTGTGCCATCTCGACAGGTTTGCCCGCACCGTGCCACCATTCGTCACTTATACTTGCTAAATCAGTCATTCTATATGTAGATTATAATATACACATATAAAATTATATTACACCTTCCGCCTTCTTCATCTGACGCAGGTTGCGTCTCTTCTCGGCAATCTCTTCACGGTTCTTATAGTAGTACGCGAGAGAGCATTTCTTCGCTGTTTCGTGATATTTATCGGGATGCTCTCGTCGCCATTTATAGATCGCTTCGCGATGCTTCTTCCATTCCTCTTTCTTCGCTTCTGTGTCGTTCATTTATATATATATACTGATATTTATTTATGTTATTTTAGTATATAATCTTTCTGTTGTCCGACGGAGTGTGCCATTGCTTCTGCATCCTTCGCCTGTTCTTCTTCGACCTTGCCATACTTTTCCGTGATATAGATATGTCGCAGAGCGGACGAACCTACCCCCTTACCAAGCACCGAATTAATTAATCGTGTTATAGAGTTGAGTTGGTGGAGGGGTTCGCCGTCGCGATATACTAAAAACGGGACGGGTTCTTTCTTCTGCTTACGACCCTCCCAGAGATTAGGGTGGTGTTTCAAATAGAGGGTAAGTATTGCCCTTAATTCTGGTTCTATCGCTTTGCGGAACTCCCCATACTTTTTACTGGTTTTATATTTATTGAAAATAAACTCACCTTTTTTCGTGTCTAAATAATTCATATTCTGGGGCAGATCCTCACTATAAGTCGGCACAACTTTCATCTCTAAATAATCCCCGTTTCGGCGTGGCGGTTGTAGGACATACAGCGAAGTCACCAACAATTTCAGCAGGTCATTAAACGCGGTGTCCTTGCTAAAATCCGTCGTCGACATGACCTTCGCTTTCAGTGCATTATACTTCTCGAGTACCGCGTCCCATGACGGCATACCCTCCTTCGTTTTCCCGCCGTTTTCCTTAATCTCCTTGTTCTTCTCCATCATCATCTTATAATACTCGCCATACAACTTCTTATGTTTCGCAGTAGTTCCCGCCAGATTCAACGCAGACACGATCGCGATGATAAAGTTCCGCTTCGTGGTTTCCGCATACTGGTTCAAGAAATCCTCTATCACTTTGGGGCGGTCTAAAAACTTAAAGTCTTGTAGAGGTTGCCCCGCATTCAACCTTCTCAGGTTTTTCATATACAACATTACCGATGTATCAGACAGACCCTTCTCGTGGAACTTCTTCAACAGATTCGTCTCGAACGGTGTGCTATTCATTATTGCTATATATATGTATAGTAATAATATTATTTGTTTAGATTATTTCCGCCACCACCACCAACCGTTATAACCCCCCTTCTGCTGTTTTTGCTTCTGCGACAGGGCATCGTCCTTCTTCTCCTCCTCCTCTGCAACAGCACCTCCCGAGAGGTCTATAACGCCTAAACATTCTCTCGGCAACTCCTCTTCGCCTATACTCTGCACGAGCATATCTCTCGCCTTCTGTATTTCCTCTTCGGCGACCTTCAACACCTCTTCATAAACCTTATTCCCGTCTACATCGTGTAGTTCTTCATCGAGGGTCACCTGATCTACATTATATTCATAATAGGAGGACGGTACTGCTCCCATCGTTTTACTCTTGTTCTTCTTACCCATTGTATATATATTATTACGAGAGATTTAATTCTGCTTCATTTCGCTTCTTCCTTATTTTCATCTTTCGCGGGGCGTGGTTAGTCACTTCCGAGAGATTTACGATCTCCTCTTTCGCTAAATCCTCGTTGTTGGCATCACCACTAAAATCCTCTTTACTTAATACCCCTTGTTTCTCCAACCACGAAAATAGCACATCTAACCTAAACTCTCTCTTATTCGCATCGCCACCTCTCAACCGCCGAGTTGCATACACGTCCACAGCACCAATCTTATCACAGAACCTACCTACCTCGTGATTACTAATCAACTGCGACAACCCACCAGCAGAGGTCTTATAGTTCTTCAACGGCAACCCCTGCTTCTCACAGAAGTCCAGATACATCGACAACGCCTCTGTGCCAGTCGCCGTGATCGACTTACCCTCTTCGTCGCCACCATTCATCATCCATGTCCGAACCAGATGCTCCATCCAGCATTCCAGAGGCGTTCTATTGCTTCTCTCGAGGTTCTTCTGATACAGGGTCTTCGGAGTCGCCTTCTGCATAAAGTCGCCGATGTCCCTCCTCGCCAACCAGTCATAAATCGTCTTAAACCCACTCGGGTCTGGGTCTGATAAAATCTTGTCCCACTCGTCCCAGTATTTCATATCGCCCTTGTGCTTGTCCGACATCCGCAGTATAAAAAAGCGTCGATCGCCCTCATCTACCGTTATACCACCGTCCGCCTTATTCGTCGTGAAAATAAAGCGGTGGTACGACTTGATGGGATGAGATTTCACGAACTTATCATTAATAATCATTGTAGGTTCAGTTATAAAGTTCTTGATCGTGCCTTCAAAAGCGTCAGACTTCGCACTCTCGGGTTCGTCTATATTCACGAGGATTGCCTTTTCCATCATCGGGTTAAAGTCGCCATACACATCCCTTTCAGGTTTTACCGACTGAAACACCTTGCTTTCACCTAAAATACGAGTCAGTATCTTTATAAGAGTTCCTTTACCCGACCCCTGCTGAGAGATTAGAACTGGGCATTTACCACTCTTGATGTGGGGTCGTTGTATGATGTGGGACAACCAATCCAGTAGATACTCAAAACCCTCCTGATACTTCGAGTTCGCCGTAGTTCCACACACCACCTCTCGCACATGATAAATAAACTTCGCCAACACATCGGGTTTATCGTTCCAGTTCTCAACCCGCTCCATATCAAACGGCAACCACAGATTAAAGCAGTCTGGCGGACACGCTGGAGCGAACGGATACACATCCATATTCTCATAGCACCTTATATCGTTATTATTTTGCGTCCACATCTTAATAAAATTGACCTTCTTGCCTGACTCTGGCTCTATCACGCAGAGGTGCTGAAAAGACGCTTTTAACTGTGCCGTGTCTCGCAACCTAAACTCACCTGTCGCAGGGTAGGTCTGGACATATACACCGCTCCCAGTTATAAACGCATTCGTCTTCTCCCACTCAGTCACATACTCCGAGAAGGTCATACCTGACGGTGACGGTATGGCCGACGGCACTTCCGCCACGCAGACCGCGTACTGCTCGCTGATGTCGTGCTTTTCGTCCGTCCCCTTCACTTTCCACTCTAACTCGTGACCCGTCTTATCCATACCGACCTGTGTGAGTTCTTCACATAAGACCGCCAAGGTTATTCCACGCTTCCTGCAGTATGCGTCTACCACCTCTCGGAGTAGCACGACCCCGTCGTAAGTATAACCCGCAATCGTGTATCGCTGTAATCCGTCCTTCGTCATTAAACCTTCACTCTCACACCACTCCATAACCGCCGACACATACTGGAACTCCAACTCCGCCATCCACAGGGCGAACATCGTCCGCAGGTTTTTACTAACCCGCTGACCCTCTGGTATGTCCTTATCCAGAGCATTCTTCATTCGAGCAGATGAGAACAGTTCAGGATTCACCTCACGCACTTTCTCTCTAACCCACTCACACTCTTTCTTAAACTTCACGATGTCTTCATTGTCGGCATACCATTCTTCAATTTTCCCGCCATTCATAACCTTATTATACACCGCTTTCACCTCATCTCTCGACTTGCCGTATTTCGCCATACCGTCCGCCAACACCGCGTCCCTATTATCACAGTAGCGGACTATCGTCGGTATTTTTTTCAAGCACCCTTCGTCGTCGCAGACATTCTTACACAGGGTCGGTTGTGCATTGACTATATCAAAATCATAATAAACTTCATCTATCATCGTGTTACGGGCGAATCTCTCCATCGTCGCAATTGATAAGTTGCCACTGGGGTAGGCACGACCCCACCCGTGCTTCGCTCTCGCCATCGCCACCTCCTTCGTCTTTTTATCACGCCTTATCGCACGATAATACATATCCACATGTTCCTTAACACTTCCATAACACGACCGACCAGAACCCGCCAGTTGTTTCAGGTGTTTTTCAGCACGACCCTCGGTCGTCTCATTCGGGAGCATCTTGTATGCAACGAACTTTTTCAGATCGGGGTGATACTCGGTCAGGGTCTTACCATCTAACCACGCTTTCTTGCGTTGGACGGCAAAAGTCAGGGCAGGGACAGAATCAACAAGAGAAGTCATTATAGGGCGTTATATACTAATACAATATAATATTTCTTTAAGTTGTTTTAGTATATTTTGGATAAAATCGGCGGATTACGGACAAGTTTTTCCTAAATATTCGCGACCCCCCTCCAACGAAAAAAAAGGGGCGACCCCTGCCCCTGTATTTTTACTTACCACTGTCCGTAGTCTGGATCTGATTCGATCATTCGCCTAAATCTCTGGTAGTTCGCGTCGTACATATCCCACGTGATCGGGACATCCTCGAATGTAGACCTGTGACGCGGGGGCAACGGGCGGAGTCGCCGTACGATCGGGTGTGCTCCGTATGCACGAAACGCCCACTCGAGATTGTTCGTCGTGCTGGGTTCGTGGCAGATTTCCAGTTCGGGCATCTCATCGTCGAGTTCGCATCGAAGTTCGCCCGAGAAGCAGTCACCTTCTTCGTAGACCGCGAGGGGTTCGGGGAACAGTTCGGGATGCGTCCATTCGTTTTTCGTCTGGGGCATACACGATTTCGGCGTCATCGCGTGTGAGTGAAACCCGAGGATTGTGTCCTGATGCCGTCTCATCATATCGAACGATTCTTTCATTCTCTTTTGTAGGTGTTTAGTGACCTGTCGCCCCGTCCTGACCCAGTGCTGATGTTTTTCGCTCTCCGCGTGAGTATGCCATTTTTTCGACAGGATATTCTTCGACCCGCAGACGCACGACCATCTCCCCCTGTTCGAATGTGTGGAGTCCCAGTCACCCACCGCGTGTCTGGCGACCCACGTGCATTCTCTCGGGTCGGGATTTGAACGGCGACGCTCCCATCTCTGTTCGTATTCAAACTCCAACGCCGTTTTGATGATTTCAAACTTGTCTTCGTAGGTCATCGCCATCCAGTCCATGTAGGTCACGCCTCGGTCGTCACACGCTCTTCTGATGCTACTGTGGGTCTCGTATGCGATTTGAGTCGCGGGGATAATTTGTTGGGTTCTTCTTTCTTCTAATACTGTGTATACATCCGTTTCTTCTTGGGTGAGTCGCACCATTCCGCGGGGTGGGGCGACCATTGGATTCTGCTCCATTTGTGGGGTGCGTTGGCGGACGACCCCGCCGTGCAGGTCACGCAGGGCATTCATCGCCTCGAGATACTTACCTTCGGGCATTTTGTCTTGGAGTTCGTCGACGAGATTCATCAGGGTTTCCAGATTCGGATTCACGCTCATTATGTGTGGTTGCTTGACGCTGTGTTTTAGTATATCGTGAAAATACATTTCAATTTTTTCCGCCGTGATGACTCCACATGGGTAGGCACGTGATAAAAAGTGGGGCGACCCCTGCCCTTTTTTTTAGAATGTCCAGAGCAGGATTGAAGTCCCGATCGGCATCATCTTTTTATCTTTTGGGGAGTAGAACATCACCTCTTCGCCCCTCATATTGTACCGGATGTATTTCCCGCCATATTTTTCGGCAAGGTTGCGGATTTTTTTCGCCCCACTTTGGTAGAAGGTCTGCCACGGCAGGATGAACGCGAATGACCGTTTTCTTTCGAGGAGGGTTTCCATAATCTCCCATTTGAAACTGAACGGCGGGTTAGACATTATGAAGTTGGCGGGGCAATCGGGGGCGATGATGTTCTCCCAGAAGTCTCCCGCTTTTCCGATCTGGGTGACCCCCAGTTTCGCGAGTTCTGCACGGGACGATCCATCGCCGAAGAACGGTTCGTAGACGGTTTTGCCTTCTAATCCCGCATCGGCGACGAACCTCGCCCACGACGCCGATCTGGTGTAATATTCATCGCTGAACTTGTTTTTGTTGAACTTCTGGGTGGCGAGGGCGATGCGGTCTTCGGGGACGCGGATTCCCCGCTTCGCGACCTTCTCCATCTCGGGGAGGTTTAGTTCGCGGATTATATGTTCTATCGGGATGGCGGGGCATTCTGCACGGAGGTCGGGGGGTGCTTCGATAAGGCGTC